AACCGCTTGCGCCCGGACAATTTTAGCTATGAGGCACTGGAAGTTCTGTTCGAGCATTTCGAGCATATGGAAGAGTGCACCGGGCAAGAAATGGAATTCGAGGTCATCAAGATATGCTGCGAGTGGAGCGAATCGAGTGTCGGAGAGCTTGTGGAGATGTATAGCTATCCGGCCGACGATGCTGAATTTCTTCTTAATAAGAGCACGTTAGTCGTCGGAGTTGTCAATGATGGGCGGTATGTCTATCAGCAATTTTAATAGCGCAATCAACAAGGAGCCAATGCATGAACAAACCAAAACAAAACAAAACCTATTCAATTATCGCGCCCAAGGGCGAGCCGTGCATAGCTAATGGAAATACCTTGACCGAGTCGGAAGTTCAACACGGCGCGTTAACATTAACAGTTGGGCAAGATTGTCCGATCGATGTTGCTAAACTCCGTCAGCGCCTGAGATTTGTGAAATGAGTATTTCTACACACTGTACAGAGGACAAGACAATAATGAGATTTGCAGTGGTAAAAGACGAATTCACGATTGCGGAATTTTCTGGATACCGAGACGCTCTCGAATATGACATGCGTCAAACGTCGTACAACTCTCAATGCCTTAACATCGTACCGATTGGCGCGGCGGAAATGCCTGACAACATCGCTGCTCTTTGTCATGATGTCATAGATCAGATTTCAAATTCACCTGAGACAGAGTACTAATAACGAGACGAGGTATTTGCGATGAATAACCCGCTAGCTCACTTTGACGAAGAAAAAGCGGACAAGCTGCTCACTCACTGCGAAAAACTTTTCGCCAATGAGCAAGACGCTTGGCTACATTTGATTTGCGCAGCATTTGCAATCTGCCCCGACACTAAAATGAATCACGTTCTGCTCGATTGTTTATTGCCACAGGTTTCAGCCGACTCATTAGGGAGATTCATCAGCAAGCGCATGACCAAGCGACGGAGAATAAAAAGGAACACTGATCACAACGAAAGCGACGACACGATAGACCTAGATGCAGTCATTACGATTAACTGCACGGTGCCAGGTCACGGCGCATTTACAATGCGAGCAGGCGACCATATCGGGGAAAATGACGAGAAGATAGCCTACGGATGTCCGAAATGTGGGCATCAAGTCATGATCCAATAAGTCTAACTTGAGATTTTAAATTCACCCGCTTACGACCTACCTACTGATCAATAACTACCTCATCGCGGTGGATATTGAGAATAATCCGCGGTCCCTTCTCTACTGTTTCCCCGAACTGATCCTTAGTCTCAGGCGCTCTACTGAGTAAGAACTGAGCGGCCGTCCAATCCTTAGCCGTTGCAATCTTACGATGCTGGCCGATCAGGAAGGCTTCGCGGGCTGCGGACATTTCCACCGAAAGTTCTGGTGTGTCGGCTACCCAGTTGTATAGCGTTTGGTCATTGATACCTACTGCTCGACATGCGGACGCTTTCTTCCCGGTTAGGGCGTACACATTAATCAATTCGGCAATATTGGCCTCACTTCTAAGCCCCAATGCACTGCCGGGTTTCGGCTCAGGGACTGGCAGTCCCTTGTCAACCTCACACTTGAGCCAGCCATCCTTCTTCGATCGCTTATGGACAGCCTGTCTACTTACTCCAACGATCGTCGCTATATCGTCATAAGTACAGCCAGGGCGGGTTTCATACTTGAGCCTACCCTTCGCCCACTCTGCTTCTGTAGCCACTATCCGGGCATGCCGACTTCAAACTTAAATGTACTGCTAATCAGCCTTTTGGACCCTCCGAAGTCGGCCCTGATGTAGCCCTTCCAAATTCCCGCTGCGGCACCAGCCGACGTACTTCCGCTGAAATTGCCAGCTTTTATGATGTATTCAAGCGTTTTGTTCGCTGAGAATACTCCACAAGCCGAGGTTGTGACGTTACTAGCCAGCACACTCACTGAGGCGGTTGAAAAGTGTATCCCGCCACTGGGCGCTGAGAAATAAATCTGTATGCCAGTCGCGCTGGACATGTTAAATCCGGTTTCTATATAGAGTGTCTTGCCGTACTCAGATACCCACAGGTCTACCATCTTATAATCCTTGTACTGTCACCGACTTCGTTACCGGCGCATCCTTAATCCTTGAATAAATAACGTGTGAGAACACACCAGTTGCAAACGTACCGGGCTTGGTAATTATCCCGGTCGCAGCAATTGTGGGGATAACCCCATCGACTGACGCTGCCCCTGTAATAACTCTTTTACCAGCAGCAGTGATAGCTGCGGTTGCTGCGGTTGCCGAACCTACGCTTACGATCGTGCGTTCACCAACGCCAGCCACTTGGCCGATCGAAACAGACGCGGAACCGACAGCTTTTATTTCCCGCTCGCCAACACCTGAGACTGCGCCAGGATTCGCTTCGGGTGTTGCGTCAGTGCCTTTTACGGTGCGCTCACCAACGCCACTTACTGTGGAAATTAGTGAATTGAGCGTACTCGTAGCTGTGATTTCTCGCTCGCCAACACCGCTGACTGTTGAGATGATCGAATCTAAGGTGCTTGTACCGGTGACTTCTCGTTCACCGACACCCGTTATGGTCGGTAGAAGTCCGTCCGCACTGCCGCTTCCGGTTTTCGGGTCAGCAGCCGCGACGATATGGTAAAGACTTCCTGCGTTCTCATCACTTGCTCCCCAAGTTACCGTGATCGAACTTGGAGCATTTTTTTCAGCTAGATATACACAACCATCTTGATTGTTTCCGGCCCCGCCCCCGCTCTGGATTTCGGCAAGCTCGGTGAATGAGGCATCATTCGCGGCTGGCACCATGTCGTCGCCAATGCCCACGCCGAAAAACAAAAGTTTATTTCCTGACGAGCCGCCACTTGAATGGACGTTTGTATTGGTGGCGCTCTTGTTCTCGTCGTTAGATAATTCCGAAATGGCATCCGACACGGACGATGACACCGAACCGTGGACGTTGAGACCGCCCTTAATATGCCAGTTGCCCCAATTGCCAGTCGAACTGCTTACTTCGAAATTAGCTGTGGCTGGTGTTGGATTGGCTAACGCCCACAAACTGCCACCCGCATCGCCACTTGAACTGGATGACGGGTCTACCTTGCTCACCTCTGTGAGGGACTCAGAATTCCACGTGATGCCCGAGCATGTTTCGGCGGCGGTGGTCGCCACGAAGCAAAGTAAGAGAGTCGTACCAGAGGTGACAGTGTGCGAAAGGTCGTTCGTTGCTGGGTTCTCAGCAGAACTCGTTACTCTAGAGCTAACAGAGTTTGGGAAACTGATTGCCATTACAGCAAGCTCACGCGAACATGAAACCCATCAACGAAGAAAACAGACAGCCTCGCACAGTCCTGAACGGGAAGATTGTGACTAACCGGATCGTCGTGAATTACGACCTCAATATTATTATCTTTATCATCCACCTTGACCTGTCGGGCTATAACGTCGCTGCTCAAAAGTACACCTGCTTTGCGACATACCACACAGCAGGGAAATCAACAGTGTTCTGCGTCGTTGGAATAACCGTCGATAAAGATCCGGTGATTTTCACTTCCCGTGTGCCGCCGCCAGAAACAGTAGCGCCCGGTGCTTGGGGCGACTGTGAAAGCGTAATCTCCCTTGACCCTGCACCACTGGCCCGCGAAAACTTCGGCACCAACGCTGCGTCAATGCTGACATCCGGGGTGCCCGAAGCTGAAATATTTGTGCCCGCAGCCGGGGCAGTCAATTGAACCCCACCCTGCCAAACTATTTTTCTGTTCCCCGCACCAGAGATGGTGACGGATGCTGGCTTTAGACTGTTTGCTGGCTGCGAACCTGCGCCCGAGACCGTTGCAACAGGTGCATTGACTGCACCGATCCCTGAACCGGATACGTCTTTGATGACGAGTCCCATGACAAGGAAATCATCATCGATGCCGTCCCCGGTGATTGTTGTTGTGTCATCTCCACCAGACCCGTCAGCGGCGGCAGTCCTGTACCCATCGTCGCCATCGTCCCACGCTTCGGTAAGCGTGTCGTAATCGGTAAGATCTCTGTTACCTGAGTTTCGTGCAACGACAGCAATGACGTAATCGTCACTATCCGAAGTAGTTGCCAGATCGACGCTGTTCACGTTGTCGGTAAAGATAGTGGAGGTCGATACCGGAGCAGTCTGATTGACATCTTTTAGCGTGATGTAGTTAAAGTGCCGCTTGCTCAGTGGCGCATTGTCAGCATAACTTATGCCGTTGCCGGACATTGCCTCCAACGCCGATTGATTCCACCAAAAGGCATTGATGGTTGAATGAGCTGTGCCAGTTGTCTGTTGATCGACGCTATACGAGCCAGTTGCAGACTGACCGCCAACAGTCATAGCACTGACGCTGAACGAACTACTGTATTCAGCCGTCTGCACAACAACGAGTAAACGATTTGTGCCACTTCCGATTGTCGCCGTTCCGGTCGGATCTGAATTGATTAGCGACTGCCAATCCTGAGCGACAGCAGTCATGACTTAATTTCCCAAAAAACAGCCTCCAGCGGACCTAATGTGTACGGGAACGTCACATCACTCCCGTTATTTTTTGTGCTGTCACGCGCTATGGAGATCAGGTCATCGTTGTCATATCGTGCAGATGAGTCGGCACCACTTCCCGCAGGGTGTGCCTGGCGCGGTCCATATTTAAAACCTGTCCACACCGAAGGCTTTGCGGCAATGTATCGATCGGTCGCCCTTTGATTGACGTAAGTGGCAGGATTGAAATGGGCTAATGACTCACCTTCGGACAAAAGGCCCGTGGCATCCATGTCGGCCTCAGTAATGATGTCATCGGGATTCCTGGCAGCAAACGGATTGGAAAGATGCGTTGGTGCATACTCATTGTACCCACTCGGCGCATCGTCCATGTTCACGGCGCAAATCCAGTTTCCAAGTCTTCTGATGAAACCGCGCTCGCCGAAATCGGCGGTCGCCCATTCCCACGAGCCTTCTGGATAACCGGAGCTTCCAGACGGTCCACCACCCGGATCGTAGCTGCCCAGCGGTGCAACGCTGCCCCAATTGGTATTGAAGTCGATCCAGAATTCTTCGATCGCAACCGGAAAACTGGAGCGGTCATGTAGCACAGCCCACATGCCGGGAGTGACATCTTCTATCGCGGCGTGATTAGTGATTGCTGACGCTCTAGTGAGCTTTGTCGCCGCCAAACAGAATCGTAAGTAAGTCGCGTCGAGCTTATTTATTAGCGAATAGTCATCGCCGTAAACGCTATATTCGAATTGCGGTCCACGGGGCTGACTTCCGGGCCAGCCACCAGGGTTATCCCTGATGGAGCACAAAAAGAAATGTGCTGCCCGCATCCCGCGCTCAACTTTTGTTGAACTACAGTCATACCCATGACCCGCACTCAAATCGTTGGGCACGAATACGAAATCGCCCTCCATCGCCTCCTGCTGGAGAAAGTCCGCCGAGCGTTCCTGCCCGTGCGGGTTAGGCAGGCCCGCCGTTCGCTTCTGAAGATGACTTGATGCCTGGGACCAGCCGCGTAGCGTTTTTCTACCCGTTTGTGCGAACAGCTTTTCGTCGATCAGATCCCAGTACTGCGACCACGCGGAACCCCATAGGAATGTCCCCTGGCTGTACGCATTATTCTGATGACCATCGGAATCCCAATCGCAGTTTATGCTGCCTGAGCGTTGATCATTCACAACATATCGATAACCTGCGGCGGGGGTTATGAGTTGCGTGTCATGTGCGATTTTAGAAAGCGTCTTGAGATAAACCTGACAGCGGCCTGCTGTATCCTCACGGTAACCGATGATATGCAGCCCTAAAAATCCAGCCGTATTTGAACCGCCAGGCCAGAACCAGATAGCGTCGGTCTCAACAGTTTCTTCAAATGAAGAATCTTCAGCTAATGCGGTGCCGGTTGTCTCTAATTCTAAATCTTCCGACAGCCTGACAATGATGGGTTGCTGGCTGTTCGATGACACAATGCTGTTGATGAAGCCAGTGCCGCCGGTCGATCTCACACGCCGCAGCGCCGCGCCGCTCTTGGGCATAATCGCATCACTGCCGTCGTGCATCGCCACCATATTCAGCAGCGTGGCATTGCCGCCACCGTAGTTGTCACCCGTCAGATTAGAACCGGAAAGGGCATCAGTCGTAATGTCGGATAACTTTTCTCGGACTGCCTCATTGGTGACAAGCGGAGTCCACCCAGCTTGTTTTTGGGTGTTCGTCGTTGACTTTTGCGAATTCGTCGAGAACGATAGAGGATCAAGACCATCCAGAGACAAAGCCACGCTTTTACGATCGACGTTGCTGGTGCTCATTGCCCAATTATTCAGGCTATACCATTTTTGACGTTTCTGGACTCTGAAGCCGGGCGTGTTGTGCATAGGTGCCAGATGCACAATGTTGAGACACAGCGGATTGTGGTTATGGACTGCTGTCCAGTCCGCAAGCCACCCCGCTCTTTCCGAAGGCACCCACAAAAATTGCGGCTGAAACGGATGAAATAGCGCGTTTCTCGCCCACAAATACAGGCCGCTTGGATCTAATTTGTCGTGCGTTCTCGCTACAGCGCTAGCCGTAATACTGCCCCAGACATTTCGACTGAGTAAAAATTCAGCAGAGGCAGATGCGTCTGTGCCCGATACCGTGGGTACGGCGCACCGTATCGTCGCAGGGGGGGCATGACGAGCCATTCATTAGCTAGTCGGTTGCGTGTAGGTCAGACTTGAGATGCTGACGGTATCCGTTGCTGCAATGCTGACCGAGCTTAGTGTAATGTCGCCGCCACCACCTGTAGCGGTAACGGTGCCGCTGAACACAACCGTTCCGTCCTGGTCAACGCATTGAAAGGCCGCTGCTGTGCCGCCAGGTGCGTTGGTGTTGTCCGCAATCGTGCCTGCCGTGCATACGCCATTCGACGCTGCACCAAAAGCGGTGCCGCCCGTAAAATTCAGTGCTGCGACAGTTGACGCATTGCCTGAGATATTGATGCGAAGCTGCGGATTAGCGTTGGACGAACCTGCGTCCAGCAAATCTACGACCGCGTTGGCCGCAGCACTAGCCGCGGCGTTTGAGAGACTGACTGCCATTTAAATCTTCCTTGAGTTTTCCATTTTTGTCGAGGACGACTCCATGTCCTCTGATCTCCGGCGGGGGCCAGTTTTGCACAATCTTAATACCCGAATCAGGCACGTACTCCGTCCCGTCCTCATGTATGTGACCAAGCGGCCATTTATTTTTACTCGTCATACCTTGCTGGCTTTGTCCGGTAGCATCCCTGGACAAGCCCCCTCTCATCGCCTAGTTGTTCATAAATTGGGTGTTCTTTTGCGGCATCCAAGCCAAACACCATAGCTTCATACAAAGCTATTTCGTCTTCATCCATAAAAAAAGCCCGCCAGTGGCGAGCCGTTCCTTTGATTAAATAAAACTTTCCCTCACTACTATATTACTGTAAGTAATGGCCGCGTTCAAGGGCCGTGGGCCGGAACATCTCAAATGCGGTGAAATTTTTTTGTCATTCCTTGCGCAATCAACAACTTACAAGTGCCTTTCTTACCAGCCATCAATAGCTTACAAGCGACAATTGGTTAAAAAACATACAGAAAATCGACTTTGATATAATACTACAAGTAATACCCGATGTTCTTTAACAATTTGGATCAACAAAGGAGGTGAGAAATGTTCAATTACTGCATAAATCGGGGCGAGCGCCCTGGTGTCTTAGGGCCAATAAAATGCGAGTGTTGCGGCGCAGTGCTTTCACCCATGAAGACTAGCGCAGAATGGATCTATGTTCCCAAGCATAAGCGGGGCGCGGTAGACACACGGTACAGGATTGAAGAAGGGCGGCAAAGAATGAGTACTGGCGCAATAGCCTTATTATCAACGAACACGCAAGGAGACAACGACATGAGCATCTACAAAGCAATGGATATTGAAGTGCAAGGGCTAATTGGCCGTATCGCAATTTATAAAGATCATGCGCAAAATTGGTCAGGCGAAGTTTGCCGACAACATCGAAAGGAAATAAAGGATGAATTTCAGCGGCTAAACGACATCCCTATGAACGAATTCAGCAAATTAGGTGCAATTAGTTTAGGGCTTGCGAACAAAGATTGGTGGACGAACTATTATCTGCGCTACAATGGTAAAAAGGAAGAATTGGAGGATAATGAGGCATCAGTTGGGGCGCGAACCGTAGACATAGACCTGGCATCTTTTTGGGATCAAGTCGATTGAACTGTAAACACGCAAAGGGGTTTTTTTGCCTAACGTGCGTGAATTCGCATCGCCCTCTTTACGGCTTTCGCAGCATCAGAATATTTGTATTTGAATTTCGTCAGCCCCCAGCCGATAAACCTGGCACGATCCCGGTCTGTGGATTTTCTGAAGCCCTTGCGTTCGAAGTCATAGACCGCGTATGGCATGTACTTCACAGTGATAATGTGTTTGTCCGCCGATGACAGAGTTAAGAATGCTCGCTGCACCCTAGCCAAATCCCCCGGCATGTCGGGGCAAAGAATATTCGGTCCAGGTCTGCCTCGATCGACATGCCCTTCTGTGGCGACTCTATGCAGAATCGAAGTAGGCGACCACCCAAACTCCAAGATGGAAAAGTGATAATCCACCAACCTGTTGAGGTCATGGTCGATCGGCTTAGTCCCACGCGACAACGGGGAGAACTCCGGTTTGGCCTTCGGACCTTAATCGCTCAAGGTGTCGCAATTGAGCAGTGTAATGCTGGTGCATCTCGATCCGCTCCCATTGCGGATACTTGAATGTGCGTTGTAATCGTTCGACCAGCATGTCGTGCCGAATCTCACCAAGAACGCGGACCATAAGCCTAACGTGCAACGCTTGCGGACCCTGGTCGATCTCGACATGTGCAGGGTGGCAGAGCGTGATGCAATTATCGGGATGCCATCGACCTGCCAAATAGCGGCGACCGCGGTAATGGGAACACTCAGCACCGCCGGATCTTAAAGAGTGATTCTCACAATGCTGGCACAGCGGCATCTGGCAGATATATTGATCTCGCTCCCTAATGAGCTTGCTGAAACCTGTGTCAATCGTCGCATTCTTGATCGTTTTTTTTGGCATTACAGGATTTGGCCTTTATTCCTGGCTGAGTTGATTGAACGCCAAACATCAATTATCAACTCGTTCCTGTGTCTCTCATTCTTGACCGCGCCGTGCTTGGCGATCGATTCGATGTACCTGACCTTGGCCTCCTTGTATTGCTCAGAGTTACCGGCTTTCGCTTCTTTTTGCAGGACGGTCCCATCACTAGCAGCAGCAATGGTCTTGAAAGTTTCGTCCATCGCCCGCTTCGCTGATTCGACCTCGGCCTTGTATTCGGCTTCCCGCACATCGGTCTCAGCAAGGTACTGAAGAGCCTGCTCGACACGCTCATACGGAATCATGATCTTCCTTCCAAATTTGTATCCGGTTGTAGAGCAAAAGGTAAGCGGCCCAAACAGCTAATCCAATGAAGGGAGTTGCCAACCCCAGCAAGAAACCTACGAGCATCGGATAAGCCTCAATGTGTGTCTCCACTTATTCACAAAGTAGATGTACCTTCGTAACTCAGAAGATCGCTTCCAGGTGTACATCAGATCCTCAAGCTCACAGTTTCGCTTTATCTCTGCACTGGAAGCTGTGTCATCGGCCCATCCAAGGCGCGGCTTGTACGCTTCCCGACCCAAATATCCACGCCGCCAACGTGCCTTGTACTCGCTGATTCCGTATTTCAATGCTAGGGATCTATCTGTTGCAGTTAACCCAAGCTCTTTGTCTATGCCAGTCCAATCAAAATTCTCGTAATAACCGATTCTTTTCGCCGTTACACCAGCCGCTTTCAAGATTTTCCTAATCGATGGAATGGACAATCCATAATTCTGTGCAAGCTCTGTCTTTGTCATGTTGGCGGCATCCATCACCACCTCGTGCTTAATTGTTTCCGGTATTCGTCTGTAAGCTGGCGATCGCCTCAAGTGCCTTCTCCCTGCATTTCAGGCATCGCCAGTGACCATGCCGTTCCTTCCTTGTTTTACCCTGGCTCCAGTAGTAAGGAACCACATCACCTAATGGCCTTTTTGCGCCGCACCTGCGGCATTGCTTTAATCGGGTCGCAGTTTTCTTCCTGCGAGTTTTTCCATCTTGTCCCATGCTTTGTTCGCGTTAGCCTCATCAAACGGGGGTGGTGGCAAATACGTGGTCGCCCTTGGCTTGTCTGCCTTCAAAATCTCAAGCAACTGACCGACGCTTGGCGGAAAGTTGGGATGCCGGTCAATCGCCTTGTTTGCGGCCCGCATAATCTGGTCGAATGAGTGGCCCTTCAGCTTCTCCTGCCAGACCGGAATAGCGTCCGCCTTGTGCGCCCAGGAGTGGCCGTAAGCGGCCTGAAGAGTGGCAAACAGCCTGCCAACATCATTGGTCTGTAGCACGAATGTCCTCCGCTAGTTGCTCGGCGTAAGAGAGCTTTTTCTTTGGTGACAGCTTTTCAGGGAATAGCCCCCTCCAGCCGTTTGAGATGGAACGCTCGACGCAAGCAAGCTGGTCTCCAGGGGACAGGCAGCGTAGTTTGTTCCGCGCCATCGTTCTGCCGCGCTTCGTAAGGTTTGGCGCTCTCAAATCCTTGCGATGCTGCTCGTATCCCTGCCACGCTTGCTCGTTAATAATGTTTATATCTGTATCTGTATCTGTATCTGTATGTGCAAACTGGCGTGACGGTTGCGTGACAGGTACGTGACATTCTTTAAACTCAATAACTTGCGCGTCTCTATTTCGCTTCTTGCGCTGCCTTTCCGCTGCTTTCTCTCTCTTGTCGGCTCGTCTTGCCAAGTTACGGTAATACTCGTAGTTGACGATTCTCCAACCAAATTCCCTACTCTCGTTAAGTAGAACTATCCGCTTACCGTCCTCGTCTGGACTGCGAGAATGCGGATCTGACTGCTGGAGAACCTTCAATCCTTTTCGGATAATCTCTAGCGGGATTGAGGTTTTGCCGGATAGGGCTTGCGGGCTAATATCGATAAGACCGTCCGCGTCGGCCAAGACAATGAGCGCCTGGAAGGTTACGATTGCTTCGTAGTGTCCATATAGAGAACCCTCGTATATGGATTCAAATATCTTCCCGTACATTTAGTCCAATACCTGCCAAGCACACTCATGAACCTCCAGCGGTGCTGCCAGCGGCCATTGCTTTCTGCAAAGGAGATGTGCTCTCGAATAATTTTCAGCGGCAGCGATGTGACTTGCTGTTACCCTCGCCTCTGCCGCCTGTCGTACTTTTGTGTGCATCCCGACGATCGCGTAAGCAACCCCCACGCACACAGCCAATATCAGGGAATTGCGTAAGACCACGACGCAAGTCGCTACAACATAATCTTGGCTTTGATCAAAAACTACCATACGTAATTACGTATTCTCCAAAGTAAATAAGTAAAATAAAAATTGACACCGAACTTCAATCTGGTATAACTCACACGACAGTAGTACTACTTCTCGTGGTACTCGGATATAAAAAAAAGTCGCCGGGCTAAGAGCTGAATATTACTTTAGGTGTTTCGCTTTTTCAACCTAGTCGGCACCGTTCATGCGCTAAACTGGTATTGAACAAATGAATCTAAGAACAAAAATTGTAATGAAATCGTTTTCATTCTGGGGCATACTGCGCTCATGAAAGAGACCATTTTTGATCGAATCGCAACCGTAATCGGAACCCCCGGCCAAAAGGTGTACCAGGCTGATGTGATTAAAGCGTTCAGACCTAAATTCCGGGTTTCGCAGTCCAGTGTTTCGAAGTGGTCCAGTGGTGATCGGATGAGCATCGAAAAGGCGATCTGGTTTTCGAGTAAATACAAAGTCAGCGGCTGGTGGCTTTTAACCGGTGAAGGCCCGATGCGTCCGGAGTATCAGATCGACGGTGAGGACTCAGTGCTTCTGGATATTTTGTCGAATCTGAACGAACGAGACAAAGAGGATGTTCTTCGTTATGCGCGGTATGTCGCTTCTGCATAACCGCATCTAGTGCGTCGTACAACGCTGTTTTGCAGTACCGTTTCCCTTTATAGCTGAAGAAATTTTTACGTTTCATTTCGCTCAATTTGCATAATTCGTTATCCTAATACGGAATGCGCGGGAATAATTTTAATGTTTATGTCGTTCAATAATCTGCAACACACAGCGAACATATAACAATTGTATATGGTATTCAAAACGCCCAAAAACCATGCCCGTTTGCGACCCCTATCGTTATATATTGTAGAATATTTCACTTTACAGCCCGCATTCATTGGTTTTCAAATTTAAAAAAAGGTGCCCGCAGATGACCAGATTTCAAAATGACAGTGCGCAAAACTACGCCGTTACCAACAAAATACCGGAAATCTTCGATCTTTCGACTTCTCCGCATTTGGGCCGCGTCTTCCTTCAAAATTTAGCGTCGTTATGGCTACCGTTGGCAGCAGACCCGGACAAATTTTCGCTCAAGGAATTGTTTACAATCGGATACGCACACTGGTTCTCTGTAAAAAATTGCCAGGAGCGGTTGAAGCTGGAGAAAGATCCTGATTACGAACCAGAATGGGCGGGTAGTTTCTCTTTAAATGAATGCACTCGACATCTGAACGAGCGTTGGCACCCTCTATTCAAATTCAATAAAAAATATGTAGCCCGGTGCTTTAAAAATTATCTGCACCATGATCTTATTGAAATTGATCCTGGCGTGTCTCCGGTCGATGCAAGAGAAAAACGATATCGTCCGACACTGCGGCTGGACGAAATGACAATTAAACTTTTTGCACCCGTTTCGCTCGCAGCAAATTTGATGACTGCGCAACGTCGCATAGAAATCAACCAAGCAAACGTGCAGGGTCTTGCGGCGGCGATCGATGCGCTACTTGGATTGCAACCAGATTTTCACCAACCTCACGAAGGTGAAAGCAGCGGAGATGGCGTTCACGTAAAGGGCATAACGCCGCGTACAGTTAACATGGCCGCAGCATCCAGCGAGAAGCGTCGTCCGAATGGCTTCAGCAGCCAAATCGCGCAAACGTCGGTGCCAGCGTGGAAACCGGCGTACGGAAAGCCAAAAAATTGATGGCCTATCAACCCGAGAAAAGATATTACTTTTTGACGTAATTAACGCCTCAGTAAATTGGCAGCATTACCTAAAGTGTTGCGTTTAATTATCCTTTTGAGTAATATTGGATTACCTTTACGGGCTACTCTAATTACCTTTTGAGGAAGATTTCATGCGATATGCCGTGTTTACCGATAACAGCGCTTGGACCGAACAAAGCAAGTGCAGCCGTTTTAAATACTGGACGGGCGACTTCACTAAAAGCGGTTCTCCGCAAATGTCTACAAAGATTCAGTCGGTGATGAAGTTTAAGACTGCCAGGCACGCATACGAAACGGCAGGCGCATTCAAGCAACTTTGGGGCTATCGCGTAAAGGCATTGTGACAGATGAAAGTTGGGAGCAGATCAAGGCCCGGCTTGGGGTCATCGAGTGCATCCGCTGCCACGAAACATTTTGGGAAGACGAGCCGGACTTCATTAGGGAGCCGCACGGAGAATGCACCCAGTGCTGCCCGCATTGCGGAACATCTGAATTTTTTGAATGACACGTTAAAAGATATAGGAGCAACGCACTTGGATATGAGTCAGTACGCAGGGAAGGAAAGTACGTATTTGAAGGCGGGCGATTTGCAAGGTGGGAATCCGACTGTGCAGGTTGAGTCTGTCGAACTGGTTGAATTTGAGAAAGACGGGAAGAAAGACATCAAGCCAGCCCTGAAGTTGGTGGGAAAGGAGAAGAAGCTCACTCTGAACGCGACCAATACAGAAAAGCTCATTCGGTCATTCGGTCCGCAATCAGAAGATTGGGTGGGCAAGTCGATCATGCTGGGCACTCAGTATTACCCGGCCTTCGATAAGGAAGGGCTGGTCGTAACCCCTATGGGCGACGAGCCAAGCGACGATATCCCCTTCTAGGTGGATATGCGGAAATACTCGGAACACGGACGTTCCGATTTCAAATTAAGGAAGCTCACCGACGCAATAAGAAGAAACAAGGACATTCTGGGGTGTGTATTTACATTTTTATCGGAGGAACCCCCCAATGCGAGTGCAGCCCAGGAAGCGTTTGAAGAGATATCTCCCGATGACCAAATCTGCCTCTGGTCGGTATCGCCTACGGCTGGTGGCATATGGGAGCGTTATGAGCGAGACGCGCTTAAATATGGGAGATTGGACGCGACGGATGCCTACGCCGTCTATGAGCGACGATCGCGAGTCGCTTGAGTTGGACATGCCATGACGGATCTATCTTTGGTCATGCGCGGCAACAAATTCAGAATCGTGTCCTTCGGAAGTTGCGACAAGATGACATACAAAAGTCATGCAAAGGCAAAAAAAAGCGCGATCCGCAATACAAATCGATTGTACCCATATCGATGCAACCACTGTGGAAGCTGGCATCTGACCAGCCAAAAACAATGAAACGGATATTCGTTGCGCTTGTAACTATTCTTTTTTGTTATTTCTGTTTTCTCGGTTTTGCGATCGGGGTGATTTTGTGACTTGGAATTGGAGTTGAAATTGAGCGCGACGAGCGATCTTAGTTTACTGATAGGCGTGACCGAACGCCTGCACCCGAAAGTGAAGAAATCCAAGCTCTGGCGACGGGCCAGGAATCAGGCGCTGGAAAGCGTCGTAAAAGCGGACTACAACGCCGAAATGTGGCACAATGTAGGGGTGTGTGAGAGTCCGCTTGAGATGGAGGAATTATCATGTCAAGAGGACGATCAGTCTATGAAAGATTTGAACGATATGCTCACAAAAATTTTGCACAAGCAGCCGCAAAATACCTGTACGACGCAACGCATATCCGAAAAGTCAGACACCCAGACAGGCTCGCGTACAGTATTGAAGTTCTCGCCCCGTACATAGGACGCAAGGCTCTCATCGACATCGATGAGTCCGTGATGCGTAAATTTAAGGAAGATAGACTGGAGGGGAAGGGAAAGTTTCGCAAACCCGGATCTGCCGGTACGGTGAACAAGGATTTGCGAATACTTCGTGCTGTGTTGAATTACGCCTGTCGAGTTGAAAGATGGATACCTTCGGTGCCCCTGATAAGAGATATGAAGGGCCCGGCGAAAGTTGCTTACCCGCTTAGTCTTTTAGAAAAAAATCGGGTTTTTGGCGCTTTACCGGAACACTGGAGAAATGGGGCGGCTAAATTTGCGCTTCATACAGGAGTAAGAAAGTCGGAGTTAACTTCGCTCAAGTGGGAGTTTATGGAGCCGTTTGACGGCAAGTATATTTTTATTTTGCCAGAGTGGCTTACTAAGAATGGCAGGTCACGCGCAGTGATCTGCAACTCAAAAGCTACAGAAGCGATTAACTATATGCGGAAGTCGCAGGCAGATCGACCAAACGAGCTTGTGTTTGCTAGTCGGCGCACTGGCGGTGAGCTAAAAAACGTCCTTGGAACATGGCGGACAGCTTGGCGTGATGCGGGAATGCCTGACGGTGCGGGCGTATTGAAGGGGTGGAATAACCTTCGACACACCTATGCAACCTGGCTGATGGCGGCTGGTGTCGCTGACGAGCTTCGTGACAAGCTCATGGGACACCATTCATCAGACATCCGATACAACTACAGCCAGCCAGCCTTGGAACAGCTTTTTGAGGCTGCTGAGTTGATCACGGATGAGAAGCTGATTGGTGGTGTAACTATCCTAAAATCCGTTTCGATGGGTAATTAGGACGCTGCCTGCTTTATCTCCTGTACTATGAGAATGGCTTAACCATGCGGCTTTGAGGCCCAGAACGCCCCCTAGGGAGTGGCCTGTCCTTGATTTAAGTCGTTGTTTTAATTGAAGAAAAAGTGGTCTTTTTTTTTAAAAATGCAACAAAAAAGAAGACTTGTTTTTAACGACGAAAGCGGACTTTCACACACAGAATTCCCGGTCCCGCATCAAGATTTCCACGTAATGTCGTAGCGACAGAATCTCTTGCTCCTTGGCAATAACCTCCGCTCGGAGGTGGTCGTTGTCTAATTCCAAGGATTGGATGTAATCAGTCGTTACCTGATCGTTCGCTCTCATCAGAATACCCTCGCGGGTTGTTAGAATCGGATTCGTACAGCCGCCTCAATGCATCTTCGGCAAACCAGATAATCTTATTCAGGTTGTATTCCAAATTTGGTTTTTTGTCCCACCGGTACGCGGCCTTAAAGATATTTCCTTGCGTGAAGTCCATGCCCTGCTTAACGATAATGTCTTGCAGGGTCTTACAATCAGGAGGTATCTGGTAGTAGGAGGATGAGCCGCCGTTGTTATGTGAGTCGGCCATTCCACCGTCCATTAGATCAGACCACGTTTTCATGCGGCCCTCGTCGTTGGTTTGGGTGTATTGCAAACCTTGATTCTGCCCTTTAGAGGCGAACCGCAATCCTTGCACCTGTATCGCTGATACGGGACCAGCGTCCGTCTTTCGAGGCCATTCTTCCGTATATTGGTAGATCCGCACTTGGAGCAAACCCGATCGTCCTGGTCGCAGACTTCTACCCAATGTCCGTAATTTGGATGAGATTGAATCCAGGGTAAGAGGCGATAATAGATCGGCTCCAGTTCAGTGATGTCACGAATGTTATATTCTTTCATCTCCTGCCATGCGGCTCTCTTCCCTTCCTGGCAGTCAATCCAGAGTTGAACACCTCTGTTCTGTATTTTTCCTTCATAGCCAAGCTCGACCGTGACCCACTCCAATTTGTTAGAAGGAAACTTGAATCTTTTTCTGACGGTCTGGAGCAGATCGATGTCTGAGAAAGGGGAAGGGGGTTCCATTTCGTTTAGCAGGAACTCTCTATTCAGATGTTGGACATCAAAAGCCTTTCCATTGAAATGTATGACCGCATCTGCTTTGTCTAGTAGCTCGTGTATCTTTGTAATGTGGTCTTTGTGGTTCCAGTTTCTGTAAAAGACCGTATCATCGCCAAGCCACTTCGCAGCCCAACAAAGCACCCTCTGCGGTTCGATGATTTGTTTTGGCGGAATGTATGCCTTAAAAAGGCTAAACGTCCAGCACTTATTAAGGCTAGTCTCTATATCGAGTAGTAATATCTTCAAGAACTAGATCACTCTGTAACGTCCCTGTCGGACAGGATTGTCTTCCTGCTATGTAGCCTCGCTTGGCTCCTTCCACTGCCCCGGCTTGCCACGCCTGATCCCAGGTTGACCATCGGATAACAAGCGCAAGTACAACAAGGACCGCAGCCGAGAAGGAGACACGCAATGCGTGGAGCCACTTTTCAAACCTCCTTTTCTTAGCCAATTTTCCTTACCCTCCGTATCATTCCAGAAGGAATCACTAAGAGTTCTGAAAAGGTTTCTTTGTCGCTTGATTGGGCGATCACGCATACCCTTTCGTCCTGTCTCAACAAGTACCCTAACGAGCAAGTCGGATGCGGCTTCAGCTTCTTGGCTTCGGCCTCAGTAAAATCAGCCTGGGTATGCCAAGCGTCATCCCAATGAACCTCTACTTTCTGCGCCATAACCTAATCCCAAAGGTTGCGCCATAAATTGACAAAATTAGGAACCTGTACCAATCTGGAGTCATCTCCAGATGCTGGAATCCTGTCTCGACATAGGGCTGGGTAAAAGGAATGAAGACCAGCACAAGTGGGATCGTTAGGACGATAATTACAAGTTCGTCCTTCCAGCCGGCGTTTCTGATCGATTCCAGTTCCCATGCGTGGTCCCTGCCTTCTGATTCGGAAGCTCTCCGTGTCTTGGCTTCCTCCCAGGCTTGCTTTCCCCGGAGCTTCTCCATCTCGATGAGATGCTTCTGCTCCTCTTTCACCATGTAGTAGTCGGCTACTTTTGGGGCGACCTTTTCCAGCAACGCCCCAACAATACCACTCCACATTATATGAAACTACTTAATATAATACCAGCAAACAGGCTTACGACACCAATAATTAAAGCGGGTGTCCGGTAGTGTTCCCAAACCACTTTGAGTTCTTCCGAAATCTTTGCCTTATCCATCCTTGAATATCCTCGCTAGTTTGTTTGCCCTGCCCGGTGTCTGCTCGGCCCACTTGGAGTCGAGCATCTCATCTGCGGCAGAATCCCATTTAGACCTGTCAATAGCGTCCAGGAAGCGACGAAATTTCTTTACGCCCCCGTACCCCATCTGAAAGCACATCTCTACTAAAACACCCCTCCTGACAGGGCTGAGGCGTGGATATTGGGGGAAGCTACGGGCGGCTAGTTCAGCCCGCTTGAAGTCGGTATCGAACATGACATCCAGTTCGTGATCCGTGAAGGGAACAGCCTCCAGGTTGCGGCCATATCCTACGGTGAGGATGCCTTCAGAATCGGTATAGGGTCGGTTTCTTTTTCCTTCGTGTCGCTTGATGCGCTCTTTTACCGTTATTGCCATACGAGGTGGTCTTTAATTGAAGACCAAACCATTTTTATGAGCGCCACTAAACCAGTAGTAATGACCAAAGCAGCGCCAACCGCACCTCTATATCTAGCAAGCTCTGTTTTAATTTCAGATACCTCGCTGCGAATTTCGTGGACTTCCTCCTCGATCGATCGAAGTCGCTCATCGTCTGACATTTTTGTGCCTTATTGGGGTTAGTAATTGCCATCAGTCTTACCAATGAAGAAGCTGATGGTCTGATTAGCTTTAAACGTAACTACGCTCCCAGCCGCAAAACCAGTATGGGTAAATTTTTCTCCCACAACCGTCCCACGCGACTTATCCCAGTAGAGTCTAATTGGGTGTACGGTGCCGCCGACATCCAAATGAATCGTTCCTAGAGCCCGGTCAACATTCATGTTCCTGAACAGCCATTGAGGAAGGGGGCCGTATGGGATGTTGATGTATCGACAGGACACGGATGCGCTCATCGCTATGGCATCATTTCCAAAAGTCAGAATTGCCGTTTGGTCTTTAACTTGAAACCAAGATCCCATGTTTGTTGAATTGTTGCTGGCAGTAGTATCAGCCTGAGTCATCATCATGGCCGTATTTTCCGCTGAGTCACTGTAGTGTGGATTCAGGTCGATCCAGGCAGCAGCAGAAGCGTCATACACAAGGCGTTTGTTTTTTTCCCTGGATGTGTTTGGAAGCTCACTGTTTGCGGCTGGTTGGCGGTTTCGATCCAAAATTGGAGCCGTTACGGAAGAGATGATGATGTTCGTAGCAGAGGTTGACCCTGTTCCGCTGAACTCGTTGAAGTACCCCTTTTGGAGCGTTATCTCCATTCCATCAGTCAGGCCATCGAACAGGCCACTAGCAGCAGAGGTAGACGCAAGGTAAATAATCGACTGCTTGTACGCCTGACTGACCTTCGTGTAATCACCCGCTGAAGTGGCGGCTCCCGTGTTCGATAGCTTATATCCGCCCATCGACAGGTTAGCTGTTGGTGTGTTCTGACCATCCAAAGTCCAACACTTCTCCAAGCCCGCCTTGTATTCATTGAATTCAGCATCAAACCGAGAGGCTTGTGCCTGGATTCCCGCTGACGCATCAGCCGAGAAGTTATGTACTCGTGAAAATGTTCCGCCTGACCAGCCCATCAATCTTCCTCTACGTCGGCTGCGGCCCTCTCCGCAAGCTCTGTTATAGTTGCCTTATCCAGCCTAAGCTCTCTTAGAACGGCTGGGTCTGAAACCTTCAGTGTCATTTCGTCAATCATTTTTAATACGCTACCTAACGCCTTCCTTCCTCCAGGGGCCATAACCAGCCTTGAACCGACATAAGTTGCTGCTGTAAGCCCGCCCAACGCTGTAATGTATGGAGCAAACATGGCGGCTGCGCCCATGCCACCAACACCGAACAAAAGGGCTGCGGTCTGGTTAAGCTCACCGCGAATGGTTAGAACTTTGACCGCCTTTTTCATGGTTCTAAGAACGGCATTATTAGCCTCTCCTTGCGCCCTGACCTTGAGAGTGTCTACCACCCGATTGAGTGCAAACTGCGCGCGAAGAGACTCTCTTACCCCGACGCTCGGGACTCTTGCATCAATAAAGCTGTTAGTTGCTTGGCGTATGTCACTGATGGCGGCAGACAGGCCGTTTTGAACATTGGGATCAAACAATTGCTCTCTGCCTTGATCGACTACCCAAGTGTCAAAATCTTTTCTTACTTGCAACAGATCAGATAAATGGTCCTTTGACTCTGCCACCCTTCTTTTCATTTCTCTTATTATTTTCTCGGCAGAGAGAGATGCGTTTCCAACAAGCACGGGGCTTGTCTCTTCCAGGTGTAATAAAACACGATCTAGCTCGGCGTAGAATTCGTCTCTGTCATATCGGCCCGCCTTGCCCGTGTGTCGAAGCCTTTGTTTCAGTGCTTCAGCCTTGCGAGTCGATGCCTCTCTTATGACATTGAGGTTATATTGAAGAGACCTGTTAGGATTAATTCTTAGTTTTGCCACCTCTGCGGCAGACTCGGCTTGGCCCGGCGTTATCCTGACATCGGATTGACGAATAACTCCGCTCTCTTCGCCCGTTCTAAGAGCTTGTTCTGTTCTTATCTTCTTGGTTTGTTCTGGTGTTACAAGGTCTTCTGCAAACTCTTTCTTAATTCTGCGGGTACTTTCAAGCCCACTCCTGCGAATCTTTTGTCCGGCCTGCCCCACCAACCCTCTAGCGGATCTGGTTGCCTTAACCGGGTCTAACAGCATCCCAATGTTGACAATGGCCTCAATATTTCTTGCACCCACTGGGTGTTCAACAGCGTAATCTCGGTATTCTGTGACTCCCTTTTCCAGGGCTTTCATACCAAGCTGCCCTCCAGCAGACTGAAGATACAAAATTCCAGCAGCCGCAGCCCCGCCTTTAACGGGATCTTCAATAGCGTCAGGGGTTATTGCGGAAATTCCTCTTCCGCCAGATACCATTACTTGCTCAAGAAAATCCCATGCTGTGCCAAAGCCCACATTACCAGCCACCTGAAGCATCCCTTGCGCGAAATTTTGCTCGCCATTAGCCGTCGCCATTGCAATCTCAATACCAAGAGATTTTCTCGCCTCAAAGTCTTCAGACATCCGTTCCCCAAATCCTTTGGAGGCTGTAGACGTATCAACAACCGGGGTCTGTTTCCTAAACTCAGCTAATGCCGCAAAGGCAGCTTCCTTGTTCTCTCCCTGAAGTGTTCCGTCACGTATTTTGTCAACAACGAAATTAGCATCGCTTTCTTCTTCTATGGTGATGGTTTGATTCATTGCGGATCAAACCCCAGAGCTTCTAGCCTGTCAGCGTCACTTTGCTCTCCCACGACCGCATCCATCGTTGCGAAAGCTTCATCCGCTGCGCTCTCTACGGCATCAATAGTCGCTATAACATCAAATCGTCCGTCTCGGTTCATTTTGTTAAACGCGCCGTTGAGGAAATCGTCCATCAGTCGCATCTTAATCATGATCGTCTCATCTTTGTCCAAAAGCGACGGCCTGAATCGTTTGCCAGCCCTTTTAACCTCTGCCTCTGGAACGGCAGCACCAGACTCCGCCCTTATCTTGGCTTCAATAGAATCAAGCAAAAGAACATTAGCCGACCGGCCATCCGTGAACGGCATTCGAACATTCATGTTGCCAATATTAATTCTATTAATCGCCCCGTCTTCGTTAACAATAAACTTCTGAAACTCTTGGTGACTCGCCATAGCGGACTCAACTAACTGAACTTTCGCCGCCTCTGTGGGGGACAGGGTGTCTCCCGGACCCCCAGGAATGGGTTCCAGTGATTGTCCGTCTTCCGTGTATCTAAACCCTGAGGGCGGCTTGGCACTGTTTACCACCACGGAAGACCGCCCTGCTTTCGCGACAGCCTTCTTGTAATCAAGAAAAGTTCCCGAAAACCCCTGCTTGACAGCCGCGTCATATTCCTTCTGAGCCGTGGTTCTAATGTCTTTAGGAACAGCAAAATGTTGCTGAATCATCTGTCCAGAAATTGCGTTTGCCACAGGATTGTCAACAGGAAGCTGGCCCAATGCCTGAGCCAGCGATATGTTGTTCTGCGGTCTTCCTGACTCGTCCGTTACTGGGTTGCCCATGAAGTTCATGTCTGCTGGGTCACCACCTAACTTTGAAAGCACTTGAGCTACATTAGCTTGCTCTGTCTTTTTGGATGCAGCCTCTTGCTCTTGCATCCTGTTAATCTGCGACTGACGAACACCTTGTGCTAACAACTTGGCAAGCAACTCGCCACCAGACCTGATGTTAGGTTGAGGCTGTACCTGCTGTTGTAGGAGTGTTTGTAAAAGTTGCGATCGACGCGGTGCTGTTAATTCCATTATCGAAGTCCGTTTCTCGGTGTCATCCCCCCACCGCCAAATCTCTGTACATTCCGAACCCTGCCCTTCATGGGAGCAGGTCTTTGCGGTGCGCCATACTTAGCTGGCGGAATTTGTCCACCAGCATCGAACCGCTGTTGCAATCGCCCGTCCCCTAAGGCCGCTCTCTGCATATCGATAGGCATTTGACCAGGATCTCTAAGGCCAACGAAAGGCTGCTTGTTGCCCATGTTATTAAAGCCACTCGTTTTAGGACCGACCTCTAAACGTGACGGCCCTGCCATGCCTGTCGGCGTGGAAAGGCGTTGGGCTAATGGATTTGCGTAACCTGTAAACTGAGGCATTATTTATTCCTAATTCGTAAAGAGTCCTTTCGGATTACCCAGCGCAGCAGAGCCAAGTCCAAATAGACCTCCCATGAGGCCCGATTGTGCTTGCTGTGCCATTTGTGCATTGTGCATATTCGCTTGATTACTAAGCCCGTATGCCCCGGTTACGTCAGCTTGTGCAGGTCCAAAGAATGAATTCAGACCCGGTTGGGCGACCTGATTAAGACCCAGGAGGGCAGCCAGTTCGTTGAACTGCCTCGCCCTGTTCGATTCTCGTATATTGGCATCGGTCAATTGTGTGCCGATATCGAACTGTCCCTGTGCCCTGCCTTCACCACCGGCTCTTTGAATCGCATCTAAAGCAAGTGCCTGAAACGCTTCGTCTCGGTTCTGGTTGAACAAACCCAACTCTGACATCGCAGCCTCACCCAACTCAGGGTCGGTTCCCATCAAACCGCGATTGGAAAGATTTTGTCGAAGCCGGTCTTCCTGGCGATCAAATTGCCTGTTTAGCAGTTCAGAGCCTCTATCAAAGATGGCGCTTTCAAACCCTGATCTGTCGAAGTCACCAACGCCATCAAGACCAGCAGCAAGGTCAGGCAGACCAGACTCAAAGCCTTCCTGCCTTCCAAGCGCAAGATCCAAAAGCTGTGCGTCACTTTGCAACTGCCGATCCAGATTGGCCTGAACCTCTGGTGCAAACGTCATGTTAGCTATATTTCGATTTGGCCCGCTGAACGTCATAGACCCCAGAGGGGTGTACTGATTGATTCGGTTAAATTCCGCATCTGTTTGCGCGATTGCTCGCGGATCAGGAGCCTCTACTGTTGTCGATCCTTTTGCGCCCATTAAAAGCCTTCCTTAGCCATTCGTGGTGATCTTCCTTGGTTAAGCCATATGCAATGACATCGCCCTTGTATGTGGCCTTTCTTAATTTCCCTTCGTACTTAAATCCGATGCCCTCATCGAACTTCCTTGCTCGTTTGTTCTGCTTTTGAACGAATGCAGTAACTCTGTTGCAGCCGAGTTCTTCAAATACCCACTCTCCGAGAGATGCAATATTGCCCTTCGTAGCCCAACGTGGGTTCTTTGATGCGAAAGCCATAGTGACATTTGGTTTAGCGTAGTGATAAGCAACAACAACGCAAGCCAGTTCATCCCCGACCTCAAACCCAACCGTGTTGAATAACGGCTCGCCATATCGGTCAAAGCCGAACGTCTCAAGGTCATCTCCTAATACTTCACATGCCCACTTCGCTAAAATTACGTTTTGTGCTGAATTGATGGGTACGATTGTCACCTAAGAATTCCTCCAGGCTCGGATATGTAATCCGTACCCAACCACGAAACATCGATGGTGGAGGTAGCCTGGAGATATAACTGCACGTAAGTTCCCCGACCGGCACCCCTCTGCCATTCGTCTCTTGTAACGTCTTCATCCGACCAGCTAAACGGCCAGTACAACGGAAGCGTTGAACCACCCGGAGCGGACAAGGTAATGCTTTGCAGGAACTCTCGCTTACCGTAGTCATAGGCAAGGCCCGTAACTGAAGAAAAAGTTCCGTTTGATAAAAGTCTCGGACGATACGCCGTGACTATTTTTTCTGAGTTAGTGCGAAGTGGAGAGGGCGAAGTACGGGCAACGCAAACTATGGCTGCTCCGCCATCAGACGTACCTGCATATTTATTCACGGTGCCGTTCGTTCCGCCCCAATACAGAGAACCCTGGAACTCGGCCCAGACCCTCGCATTGATGCCAGTGAACCTTGTGGCCGCACCGGTCTTTACATTGATAACGTGCTGTACCGACGTAGACGGTCCAGTAGGCACATTGATAACCATCAATCCTTCGTTAGGAGAATAGTGCGTTTGCCATCCGTCGATTGATCCGTAACTAGCCGCTGCATCCCTCGCTGCTCCAGATAGCTTAGAATCTCTTCCGCCTCCTTGAGTGATAAATTGGTCAGGAAGATATATGTAGTCTCGCTCTGTTGCGACGAACAGCTTCCCGTAGATTGAAGCCACGGCCCTTGAATCAACGACCCGTCCGACATAAAACCGTCCTACAATTGAGAAGTCTGTGCCCGGATCTGATCCCTGGTAAACCAGCACCTCACCTTCTGAGGTGAAGATGGCGAGGAAATCATCTGGGCCGCTTCCGCCATCCACCGTCCACGTTCCGATCGCGACAACGTGACCACCGCGCTCTGAGATACCCACAAGGGGGAATTTTGTAACAGCGCCTGTGCTTGCGAATAACTCCGTATACCAGAAGGCAAGTTCGTTACTTGCAGCATAAAATACCCGGTTCTTGAAGACCTGGGCGGTGAAGAATTTGTCATATGCAACGCTTCCTCCGCTAAAGGACGCAGCAGACACGGTAGATCCGTCATAGACCTGCGGGAAGTCTGCACCATTAACGAAGACGAGTTGGTTGTTGAAAGATGCTGTATCCCATCTATCACTTGCGTATCCACTTCCGCGAGACGTAGCGGTACCACTGGTAACGTCATAGATCTGACCACCACCGCAAGCCAATAGTTGATTGGCTCCTGCCGTAGTAACAAACGAAGCAATGGTGTCCACGTTTCCGCTGCCCACGCTGGATGCGTGTTGGACGTAACCTTTTCGGAACTTGACCGTGTTGGAATCAGGTAACCAGTTATCGAACACTTCTGCATCATTCGCCGGCATGTTCGCTAGATCATCGCGTGTATTCCAACCGCCAATTGGAGCAGGAGTTGATGCGCGGTTTGTTGACCTGAATCTCTGTCTTGCTACAGCCGCCCTAGAGACCAACGCCCGTCTCCGGTATGTTTGGATATCTCATGGTGCGACCACCGTCCATCTGAATCCTGTGGGTGCCACCATCCTGGGCCTTGTAAATGCTCATAGCCCGATCGAACTCGTTCTTTTCTTCAAAGTACGTCTGACCTAATGAGTTGAGCCAACGCCACTTCAGGTCAAGCTCAAGCAGCTCGTCAGGCAGCAGGAAGGTGTCGGTGTCTACTGTGAAATCGGCTTTGGTATCCCCGTTAGCGGCAGCGGCGAAGTGCGAAGACAGGTACTCAAAAGCCACACCGATTCTGACCTTCGTTCCGTCCCGGCACTCATAAGAGCATTGAGTTGCGGACGGAGTTGGGTCAACAAAAAGTTCTTTCGCACCCTCAACGCCCTTTATGCGCCACCTTTTGTAGATCGCCGTTTTGACCAGACCTGATTTGAATTCCTGCCAAATCTGCGGTCCGACATTATCCATCGGGCGAGACTCAACACGGTCCCAAACGGTTCCATTTATGAAACGTGAAAAATCATCAGGCAGTTCATAAGAAGGCTTGTCCTTTACGAGGACAAATTCATGCTCCTTCGTAAGTACCGCCCAGGGGCATTCTTCAGCCAGCCTTCTTGCGCTTCTTTTTGCGAGCGCCAGTACCGTTACTGCGTCCTGATTCCCGTTGCTTATCAGTGTTGACGGACTCGGAAACCCCGTCTCCTTCAGCACGTTTTGTGCCATTGTCAGTATTGTCGCCAACAAGCTTCTCCAATTCTTTAATACGAGCGATAAGGTCAGAAACGTCACCGTGGTTTGCCCGGTAGACTAGAAAATCCTGCGCCTTCCTTTTGGTCGCGAATGCCTTACCCCCAAGGATGTTGTTAATCTCCTGATCGGGAATGCTTATGAAATCTTCGACCGTTTTAATCATCCTGCGTGACAGGTTCTTTATGTCCGCGGGGGTAAACCCAGGAAAAGACTTTATCGGAGTGCCTTGAGTGGGAGCCTCTGTTTCGTCCCGGTACGCCTTCCAATATTCCGGCCATCGCTTCTCGTCTTCTGGCCGCTTGGGTCGATCCTGAATATTCTTTGGGTCGCCTATATTGTGGATCTTGACCCACACCTGATCGACCGATGTAACCTCACCCTCCAAGTCTTTCTGATCTACTGCTTTTATGTAAAAGACCGGGCGACCTCCGTCCTGGTCTTTCTTATCCGCAAAGGCAATTGCCTCTTCAACTGATGCAAACATTAAAACCCTCCAACTACTTTTGTATCCAAAACTGAATTAGCTTCGGCGTGATACTCATACCAGTCCTCAGAGAACTGGCAGTCAACGTACTTTTCAAAATACGGACCTCCAAGGGTGTAATGCACCAAATCTGGATCACCGTATTGAGAGGCATCAATGTCCTCGCCAACCAAGTAATTCCAAGACCTCGGCAGATTCCCAACCTTTCTGGCCCACTCAAACTGATGTAGATGAAGCCCGCCAGAAGTGTCCACATAATGCTTGGTTAATCTTTCGCACTTTTCGTTATTGAAAAGCATGACGGATGACCAATTTTTCTTTTCGTATATGGTTTGCTCTGCGCCGAGAAATTTATCGCCTTGTTTAGGCTTGTACTTGTGCTTAACGACTTGTACGTCTGAATCGCCATCAGCACAGCCGAACAGATCCTTGATGTCGCCCCTTACGAGCATGTCGCAGTCCATGAAAAGACTGTAGCCCTCATAATCTGAGAGGTAAGGCACAAGGAAACGGGTAAAGGCAAACTCCGTGGATGCCTTGTAGTCCGTATTTTTGAAGTTTTCGATGTGCCGTATGTTTAGCGGCGTGATGCTCACCGGAACCGATGAGTTTTTGATTATGCTGTAATGACAGACTTGATACGCGGCAATTTCCCGTCGATCGAATCCCAAAAATACCCTGAGCATTTTCCGGCCTCCCTGACCATTTCTCCAACCAAATCCCTAAAGGTGGTGGTTGGCTCCCACCCTAAAATTTCTCTAGCCTTTGTCGCGTCCCCGCATAGGTGATTTACCTCTGCTGGTCGATAAAACTTCGGGTCTATTGTCACAACGGGTTCTGTCCCACTCTCTTGCTTGGCCGCAGTTAGGAAGTCTTTCACACTGTGTGCCGTACCTGTCGCAACCACAAAATCGTCCGGCTGATGTTGAAGCATCAACCACATCGCCTTCACGTAATCCCTTGCGTGACCCCAATCCCTCTTCGCCTCTAGGTTTCCGAGTCTGAGGTGTTCGTCCCAGACTCCGTAGGCGATTTTTTGGGTGACGAACTCTTTTCCTCTGAGGGGAGATTCATGGTTGAAGAGGATTCCGCAGGAGACTTGAACGCCATAGGATTCTCTATAATTGCGGCATAGAGAATGCGCCAGAAGCTTTCCACATCCATAGGGCGATCTTGGGATGAACGGTGTGGTTTCTGATTGGCGCGGCGTTGCATTTCCAAACATTTCGCTTGTTGATGCTTGGTAAAGTCGTATATCTTTGCCACGTATCGCCTCTAATATTCTTAATACACCCATGCCATTTACATCGCAGGTGTATGTGGGTAACTCAAATGAATCGGCTACGAAACTTTGTGCCGCGAGGTTGTAAATTTCATCTGGTTTGATGTGGTCAATGGTTCGCTTGACGTTCTCGTATTCACCGAGTTCAAACGGCACCATCTCTGGCGACACATTGAGATACGCTAGCCTCTCGGTCCTCGGAGATGCGCCACGCCGATATGCACCGAAGACTTCATAGCCATAGTCTGTTAATAGTCTAGCGAGGTAAGCCCCGTCCTGGCCGGTTATTCCGGTAATTAGCGCCCTCATCAAAGTGACCAACGGTCTCTTATCGCACGTACCCGCAAAAGGGACACGCTACCGCCATTTACCAGTCGATCTTTGGGGCCGATCCTTTCGCCCTTGTCTTCAAGAAAGTTACAGCCCATTCCCTCTACTACCGGGCTATAAAAATCATCAAGGATGATCGTTCCGCCTTGCTGAATATTCTCTGATACCCACTTAAAGTCGTTCTCGATCGTTTCGACAGAATGGCCTCCGTCAATAAAGCAAAAATCAAACGGCTCTACCTCGGTATTCCAGAGAGTCTCATTTGTATTGCCTTTGATCAGGGCAAACTTGTTAACGCCGGACTGTTCAAGCGAATGAGCTACCTCGGCCATCTCAAAGTGGTTCTTGACGTTAAACTCTCTCTCATCATCGTCAGAAGTGGCATCTTCAAACAGATCAAAGCCCGTGTAATAACAGTCACTCACGGCCATGAATTCTAAGGCTCTGCGACCGTTCCAGGTTCCAATCTCTACTACGTGATGAGGCTTCTCATCGCGCACTATCTCAAGTAGCGTCTGATAGCGGTTCATCCTTCCCTCCTGAACTTACGCGCACCTTTATCGTGTTCGACATATTTTTTTAGCGGTG